GATGCTGCGAATACCGCAAGAATTCTCATTAAGATATTTGTTATTGCTTTCTGTGGGTGATCGTTCTTTGGGGGTTCTACTATTTTTTTAGTTGCCATTTTTATTTATCCTTTCTTAGCGGGATTGTAATTAGCCAGATAATTGTTGTTGCCATTACAGCAATACCAACAATGTCTCTTGCTGATCCCGTCAAAGTTAGCCATGCGATAAAGAAGCCTAGGAGGGTGAATGCCTGTGCGATTAATTCCATTCCTGCGTCTTTAAACCATTTAGTTAATCCCTTGAGTGATTTACCTACAAGACTAACTGCTTTGTTGATTATTTTCATTTGTTCCTCCTTATGACTGCCCCTGCAATTTGTGATACGATGATCACTGGGACAATTACTTCTTGCGCTTTTTCTCTCTGATCATCTGTCATATCCATACCTAACTCAGAGAAATTAGATAGGAGTTCTACTGGGTCCACTTCAAATACTGCTCCAAGTGGGTCTGCTAAAAATGCTTCTGTTTGTACTTCTGTCGTTGCATCTGCTAATGTAAATGGCATCGGGGTATCTCCTGCATCCCCTGATCTTTCTGCAAACTCAACAAACGCTTCTGCAACTGCAGGATTTGACTTCATTACTTCTGCTACCTTTGCTACCTCTGCTGAAGAAATACCAAGGTTTGAAGCAATCTCTTTCTTTGCTTCTTGCGTCAAAGATTTAAGTGTTTGACTAACTGCTGCAGTCTGCTCTGTTGAAAGTTTAACTAATTTGTTATCTCTGCTTGTAAGGTTTGCAATAACACCAGACAAATCTTCCGCATTTCCTGTACCCTTTTGTGGAATAAGTGCTGCTAATACTTCATCTTTGATTACTGGATCAACATTTTCTGCTGGCCTAAATTCTGGTCTTGGCAATGGCTTGGGTTCTGGTGAAGGCTCTACAGGAGGCTCTGGAGTGGGTTCTGGCTTTTGTTCAGGGCTTGGGGCAGGTGTTGGCTTAGGCTCTTCTGGTTTAGGCTTATCTGTTGGTTCTGGCTTAGGACCTGGAGGTGTTGGTTTTGGATCTGGGTTTTCACTTGGTGGAGTTGGTTTAGGCTCTGGATTATCTGTTGGAGGGGTTGGCTTTGGTTCTGGCTTATCTGTTGGTGGGTCAGATGGCTTAGGCTTTTCTGGTTCAACGGTTGGCTTTGGTTCTGGAGAAGGCTCTGGCTTAGGGGTAGGCTTGATGGCTGCTGCAGCATCGGCTGCTGCTTGTGCCTGTGCTGCTGCTTGTGCTATTGCTCTTTGAATTTCTCTTTGTGATTGTTCATCATAGTAACGCCATGCGTTATCAATGTAGTTGTTAAGATAATTAATTGCTTGATTGTATGCGCTGATTGCATTATTTTTATTTTGGAGTGCCGTTGCAACATTTAAAACTGAGTTGTTATATTCATTTGTTTTATTAGTTAGTGTTTGATTGTAACCATTTAATGTTGAAACTGCTTGATTATAAACATTTAGTTTGTCATTGTATACAGCCTGTGCTGAGGCAACTGCATCACTTGACTCTTGGCTTGGACCACTACCTATAATAGTTTTTATAATTACATTATCAATAACGTACCAGTCACTGTTGTGTGCCCAAAAATATATCTCATGAATTTGTTTACCAGGGAGGGCATCTAAAACTTCTTGATGAACAAATCCTGGATAATTTGAATTAACATTGTCTTGAATTGTAAAGTTATATGTTGTTCCATCTGTATGCCTGACCATAGCAGTGGCATCTCCATTTTTTGCATAAACGGAAAATTTAACCTGAGTAACTGATCCCTCACTCCAATTGGCAACACGAAAAGCAAGTGTTTGACTTGGGGCTTGAAGATGCAACGCTGGTGGGTTTGTATAATCATTACTTGGAACCTGTTCGCTTCCATAAAAATATCCACCATTTACTGTTGATGATATTGGAACTTCAAGGCTATTATTTGAGTTACCGTTTGAGTCTATTGATCCAACTATAAATATACTAAGAGCACCTGCTGGCCAATTTTGTCTACCATTATTTATACTATTATTATTAAAATCTTCTGTTGTGATATCAGTTATTGAGCCAGACTGGGTTGAAAGGTTTATGTTGGCCACATCAAGAGCATCCTGTGCATTATTTTTATTAGTTAGGGCAGTTGCAACTACTGCTGTTTGTCCATCTACTGCTGATTGGGCTGATGCTTTTTGTTCCCCTGCCGTGGCTTTTAAGACAAGAGAGTTGTCGTATGAGGTAGAAGATTGGGTCTGGGTTTCTTTTGCAGATACGGCAAGGGTATACTTATCTTCTGCTTCTTCAATTAGTGATATGAATTTATCCTTGTAGCCAAGGTCGTCAATGCTATCGTTAAGGTCTTGTATTTCTTGGGCTGCTACTGTGAGGGGATCATCAGAGTGGGCACCTTCTGGGGAAATAAGAAGCCAGCCAAATGCTAATAATGTGGCTGCTGCTATTCGTATTAGTTTTTTAATTTACCTTTCCCCCTTGCAGACTGATGTCTGATAGGCTGATTATACCATTTTATTGCACAAAAAAGGGGCTACCGTAATTGGTAACCCCTTTAATGCTGGACTAATTACTTAACTAAAGTAACCTTTGCCTTTGGATTCTTCTTGTTCCAATTGTTTGCCAATGTGTTAAATGCCTTCTTCAAAGATGCAAGTGCTGCTGCGTTATCTGCAGTCAACTTAGCAATCTGTGCATCCTTTGCAGCAAGTGCTGCATCAGAAGCGACCTTTGCATCAGCAAGTGCCTTAGTAGAAGCAGCCTTTGCATCGGCAAGTGCAGTTGCAGAAGCAGCCTTCTCTGCTGCAAGAGCAGCATCTGAAGCAGCCTTAGCAGCAACAGCATCTGAAGCAGCCTTTACGACTGCAGCATCTGAAATTGCCTTAGCAGCAAGTGCTGCATCCTTAGCAGCAGTTTGTGCTGCAAGTTCTGAAACTAGATCACGAACTGTGATTTCTGCAAACGGTGCAAGTGCACGAGCAGGTAGACCAACTACATCAGNAGTTGTTGCATCTCCAGCAGTTGTTGGGCTGAATGTGATTANTGANCGTGTTCCAGTTGCTGGAAGTGTTGCNACAAACTTTGCAACTCCAAAATCTGAAAGTGTAGCACCAGTTGTTACTGTTGCTGTATCCATAACTGCTGTTGAAGCAAACACTGTTGCAGTGATTGACTTAGCAGATACCTTGTTACCAAATGTATCTGTTGCAGTTACTGAGATGTCTTGCTTTGTACCAGCAGCACCAGCAGCAGGAGCAGATACTGTAAGAGTATTAATCTTGCCAGCAGTTCCCTGTACGTAGTATGTAAGTTGTGTTCCACCGTTGGTGATTACAACTGTACCAATTGCTGTTGTCTTTGTGTAGACATAAAATGTTGCTGTTGTTCCTGTACCAGTTGCAATTGTCAAAGATGATGATCCTGATGTTGCTCCTACTGGTGCAGCAGTTGTGTGTAGTGCAGACACGATTGTTGCATTTGTTGCTACGACTGAAACGCTTGTTCCAACATCAACTGTTGCAATAAACTTTAGTGCGTCAGCAGCATCAACTGAGTTATCTGCAGGGACTGGCAATGATGCAGGCGTTGCGATTGCTGAGTTTGTAGTATTTGCTACAGTGTCAAGCGATACAGCGACTGTCATTACAGCAGCGTTTGCAGGCGTTGCTACGATTGTGCCCAAAGTCATGGCTGCAACCATGGCTAGTGCGATTTTCTTGAATGAATTCATTCGATATTCTCCTTGTTTATAGTGTTTTTAATCCATCCAAATAGTCTTTTATTTCATCTATTTGGCTAGGTTTATAGTGTATCACATTCCGACTTTCCATGTCAAACTGCTCTTCTGGAGTCTTCGGTCTGTCTTTAAAGGTATGAACCTCTACTTCAGTGTCTATATTTTTTGAGGTATGTGATATTGCCCCAAATATTGCTCCACACACAGCATCTGCCAAGTCCTTTGACTTCTTTCGTGGGTGGTCAACTCTATCATTTTTCATAATCTTTAACTGTGTTAGTTCATCAAATAATAAATCAATTGCAGGCATAGCAAGTCTTTCCTCATAAACAAGCATAGCCATATCCTCGTAGTGCTTCTTGGCAACAGAAACAGTATCAGTCTTCATTCCAACCTGCTTTAATTCATTTTGAATATCAAAGGATTGCCAACGGTCAAATGAAACCATGCCAATATCAAACCCTATCCTTCTAAGGTTCTGAATCCATTGCTTAACTTCTGAAAGATTAACTGGCCCTTCTACCTTTGGTTCCCACCACGCTACTGCATCTACTATTACAATTGGTGCTACCTGTTCGTAGTTATTAATTACTTGTATGTTTACCCATTTTTCTACATGTGCAATAGCAACTGCACACTTGTCGTGCTTCTGAGCAAGGTCAGCATGCACATAATATTTCTTAGTTGGATCTGGTTTAAATGATTCGTCAAACCTTCTAAAGTTATCCACAGGGTTTCTAAGTGTCATACATGCTCTTACTTTTTCCTGTTGCTTAAAGAATGCATCAGAAGCAAATGTTGGTACGCATGCAAAGCGCATCATTGCATCTCCAAGGTCAGTAATAAAAGCAATCTTAAAATCATCAATCTGTCTTGTTGGGTTTACTTCCCATGTAGGTCTTTTTAGTGCAAATACTCCAGGGTATTTGTATGAGATGATGTGGTCTTCATCCCAGGAAATTTCAAACTTATTGTTTGGGTCTGTGTCAGGTAGCAAGGGGTTAATAATAAACTCGTGGGTTCTTTCAACTACCTCTTTCTCAGCAACGACTGCGTCGTACTTCTCTGAGATATAGTCTCCTGGGTATCTTGGGAATGAAAGCAAAACAACTTTGCCAAGGTCTGGGAAGCGAGAGTCAACTGATCCACGGAAAGCCTTGTAAATATTTTCAGCAGTCTTTCCTTGTTCATTGCCTGTCCCAACTTCAGATGCAAAACCAGAGATCTCATCAAGCACTGCAAGAAGAAGGTTTAGTCCCTCATGTGATTCTCTTTCTGAGTGACCAGAGTAAACAGTTATAGACTTATCAAACTCAACTGAGTCTGCTTTTGCATAGTACTTTCCAGCAAACCATGGGGATCTTTCAATCTTTGATTTAAAACCTTTAAAGAAAACATTCTTAGCCTGCTGAGCGTTAATAGCAACGTTAATTAAATCAATAGCATCTCCTGCTGGCTTACCAAAATACTTTGCTGGGTCTTTTAGGCACAATAGTTTATATACTATATATGCACATGCTACGGTTGATACGAAGTCTTTGCCAGATCCCTTGCCAAGTTGCAGGATAATTTCATTCTTTGTATATTTTTCAAAGTATCTTGTTCCTTCTTCTTCTCCCATAATATCAACGAGATCTTCTTTGCGATAGATCTGGCTCATTGCCTCTACGATATCGTACTGTATCTCAGATAGTCCAGGCTGGCCCAGATAGGATTCACCCTCAACAAATGTTTTGGCGTCTACTGGTGTTTCCTGAAAATGGTTATCCTTAAGTACTTCAAGAAACTCATTGAACATCGTGGACAACTGTAATCACCTCGTTGTCTTTTGCAAATGAAGATAGTCTACGCATAATCTCATCACGAATTTGTGGGTATTCTGATGCAATGTCTTTTAATATTAAAACAAGAACTTCTTGACGTCTCTCAATCTCCATCATTTCTTCTGCAAGTTCTTTGTTCTCAAGCAGACCAGCCTTTTGTAGCATGTCAATACGCTTAGACTCAATATCCATGACAAGTTTAATTGCAGCAGTCTTTGCGCTAAGATTGTTTGTCATTGATGCTTCATCAATAACTTCATATGTGCGAGAAACTAACTTACTGTAGTGTGTATCAGCAGCAGCAAGTGCTTCTTTAGCACGAGCACGAATAGCATCATTAGCAGATGCCATAACTTTCCACTCATTGATAAGAGTTACGACTCTTTGTCTTGGTATTGAAAGTTGCTTAGAGATTACGGTTGGGTCATTACCTTTTAGGTATTCTTCTACTACTTGATTTACTTGATCAAGGTGCTTGACTAGATCATCTTCAGTTGACATATTTTCCCTCTAGTCTATTTATTTCATCCTTGATGTAAAAGATTGCTTTCTCAAGATCCTGTATGGTCTTTGCTTCATCTTTAAGTCCTGCTCTCCACAGATACTTAAAGGCATTACCAATGTTAAAATTACGATGGCGAGTTATCTCAATGCACTCAATACCAGATGGGTCTGAGGTGTAATGCAAAGGATTGTTAACTTGGTCAACTGTTATGTTTAAGTTATTACTCATCGTCTGTCTCCCAATCAAATGCTTCTGGAATTCCTTTTAATGCAGCAAATGCAAAAGCAAAACCAACAGTGCCTGCTACAGCAAGTGCTACTAACGCTTTTTCAACTTTATTCATCGTTTCGACCTCCTTAATCCAAACTTAGCAAGGTATACGTAAATAGTCTCTAGACTAACTCCGCACTCCTTTGCAATCTCTTCTGGAGTCTTCTTGTCCATAAGATATCTCTTACGCATAAAGACTTCTGATGTATATAGTTTAGCAGCCATAGTGCTATTTGTCAACTCCAATTGCTTTCCCCCAGTTTTTTAGAGCCCAGTGCCCAATACCACAAGCATCTGCGACATCGTTATCAGTAATAGTTCTATCATAGATAGTGTTAATAAATTTTATAGTTCTTTCTTT